GGACTGGTGGGCATCGTCTGACCTTACTATGTCCGCAGAACGCACAGCCTATCGTCAGGCACTGCGAGACATAACCAAAACANACTCATCACTTGACGATGTGGTGTGGCCTGATAAGCCGGAGTAAAACATGAGTAGGGCAAGAAATCTNGCAAGTTCAATTAGCGCAACAACNAGAACGGCTGTTGGAAGGNCTGGCAATGTTACTTTGGATTTAAGTGGTAACTCTAATTACTTTGACGCTGAGACTTTAACTGGGGCCACTACCGTTACTTTTGGGACGCCGTCTACTCAAAGCAAAAGATTTACTTACACCTTTATACCAAGCTACGACACCAGTGCGTCTTCAGTAGATGATACAGACACTTGGGTTATCGATGGGTCTGACGGAGCTTATCATAGAAATATAGACACTGCTTATTTTTGCAGACTCTTTAGCAATGACGGTCTTAGGTATTATACATCAACTGGCAGTGGCGACCAAATAAATGAATTTATATTAAGTAGCCCATTTGAACTTGAGACTGCAACTTGGAATCATAGAATTTATTTGAATAATGAAAGTTCAAATAGCTATGGCCCAGTTGTTAAGCAGTCTTTTAATGCCTCTATGTCTATCCCTGAGTGTATGCGATTCAATAATGATGGGACAAAGCTATTTGTAATGGGCCGTGGTAGTGATGCAGTAAAAGAGTTTCATCTGTCTACTGCTTTTGACCTGACTACTATTTCATACGACTCTTCCTTTTCTGTTGGGTCTAACGAGACAAGCCCATATAATTTTAGCTTTAGTGCTGACGGCACAAGAATGCAAGTTTCTGGCTCTACTGGGGACGGGGTTGACCAATATCTTTTATCAACTGGCTTTGATGTATCAACTGCTTCATTCGTAAGGTTTGATTCAACAAACGCCTTATGTGACGGAAATTCTATTTCAAACTATGCGGGGTGTATGCTTTGGAACGCTGACGGGACAAAAATGTTCTACGGCCCCGCAAATCTGGCAAGTCATTGCATATACACACTAACCCCCGCCAGCCCTTACCTTCTTCACAGTAATACGACAGTTGACTCAGATAAGATATTTAGATTTGGTGTCAATGTCCATTTTCAAGGGACGAACAATTTGTGGACACATATGCCTACACTAGACAGAATATATTATTCTGACCAATTCATAATTATTGAACGTGGCACAAGGTATATACCAACTTTTGCTACAGCCTTTAGCGGTACTACTAAGTTCTTCTCAAGGGGCTATAGACATTTTTTAGAATTTGAAACACACAATGGTGGTTCAAGTTATCAGCTTATAAACCACACCAAGACTAACATACAATGAGTTGANTTCAGATGTTTGGCGTTCTAGCAATATCGGAAGATAGTATCTCTACACAGGGCTTTGTTAAACTTGGAGTTCAAGAATTATCATCGGCGTTTACACAAACAACACCCGCAATAAAAAAGGTTGCTTCTGCCAATAACCAGTTATCAACAAATTTTACATTTGAAGCAGACCCTAGTGGTATGGCTTTGGGTACGGTTCAGGCAAGTTCTTCATTTACTCAAGAAACTGTTCAANNGTTACTCAACGTCAGTCCTGTTAATTACAACTCTAGTTTTACAAGCACNATCAATTCAATTAAAGAAGTGGCGGCGGCTAGTGAGATGTCTGCATCCTTTACGCAGACCACACCGCAGAACTTCACAGCAAGCGCAGGATTTGAACCTAGCTTTGCCTTTACACAAGACCTGTCTGCGGTAAAGACAGTCAGTGCGCTGTCTGCACACAGGGCGATAGTGGAACAAACTACAGCATCGTCTGTTACCCGCTTCTCATCTGGTGATTTGTCGTTCTCATTTACGAGTACACAGATTGGCAACAAGATGAANGACGCCAATCTTGGCACACTAACATTTACATTTAGTCAAGATACATTTGGAGATAACTTGTACGAGGACTGGGCTGACCTAGTTCCTTCAGCCACGGAAAACTGGTCAACAACCAGCAGAGGAACAGGCACATGGACACCACGTTCTTCCGTTTCCAACGCAACTTGGGTGGACCCTGTAAGATAGTTAAGCCGCCAATACCAAGACTATGATATATTATATTAAGTCGAGAAAGAGGATAAAATGCCGTCAACCTACACCAATCTAGGAATTGAAAAACAAGGGTCGGGTGAAAACGCCAACTCTTGGGGTGATATTACCAATACTAATTTTGATATCATTGACGAGGCAATGGCAGAAATTTANACAATTTCTTCTAGTGCTACGTCACAAACTGTTTCCGCACCAACCGATGGCACATCTGGTCAAGAAGAGAGATACGCAACGTATAGATATACTGGTTCACCATCTGGTGCGGTTACCGTTACCTTGCCATCATCTGTTAAAAAAATAATTAACATTATCAATGGATACTCTCAGAACATCACATTTCAAGTTGGCAATGGCGCAACAACAACGACAGTATTTGCAAACTCCTCTGGCATTATACACACTGACGGCGTTAACAGTGTTTACTCCCTGTCTGAGGGGTCCGCTAATCAGCTTAGACACAACGGTGTAACAAAAGCAGAGGCCGTATCAGGTGGAGTGGATGTAACTGGTATACTAAATGTCTCATCCAACATAGTTGGTTCTGGAACTCTAGCGGCTGGCAACACAACAATTACAGGCACAACTGATATAACTGGTGACCTTGATGTAGACAACATTAACATCAATGGTAATTCAATTACATCTACAGATACAAACGGAAACATCAATCTAACACCAAACGGAACTGGTTCTGTTGTTATTGACGGACTGTCATTTCCTCAAGCAGATGGAACCGCTAATCAAGTTTTAACAACAAACGGCTCTGGGCAAATATCATTTGCTAACGCATCATCGTCCTTAGGTGCGTCTCTAAGTCTAGTTAATGCTGGCTCCGCTTGGACGATAACAGTGGACTCTAGCAACAACTTAGTCTTTTCATACGGCGGCACGGGAGTGGCAAAGATAGCAACTAACGGTCACATAACATCTGTTGATAACGTAACAGCATTTGGAACTATCTAATCATGACACTACAAACATCAGGCGCAATATCACTCGCTGACATAGCGGCTGAGTATGGTGGTACTGCACCGCACAGCATATCGGAATACTATTTAGGTGTTGGTGCGCCATCTACAGTGACAGAACAAGTCACAGCGAGTTCTCTGGCGGGAAGTGTTTCGGATATTCGTGGAGACTATTGGGGTACTCCAGCTACCTTGAATAGCGGAAACTATCTTTATGTTCACAATAGATGGGCTGATAACGGTGGGGTGGGTTCAGGCAATACATCTTGGGTAATTGATAAAACTGGAACTTACAACTATGCAACTTCTTATTATATCCAAAATGGATACAATAGGGCGCAATACACATGGAATGTAAAGGCAGGAGATACTGGTAGTTACTCTCAATATACACAATACTATACACCCTACACCGTAAATGCGAGTGTTGGTGTTAGCGGTACAATACCATTGAATGCTGGTGACAGAGTCCAGTGTGTTGTGTCTTGGCCTTCCGCTGGTTGGGCCAGTTCAAGTGTTCAGTTTTATGGAAACGCCGGAAGCACAAGCATAGATGTAGCCGCCAACTCTTCTTTGCCTTCATCTGGAACAATAGGACTTAATCAGTTTTATGGTGGAAGGGCTTCTTAATGCCACTAGCTACTTTAAAATTTATGCCGGGAATCGTAAAAGATGACACTAGCTATTCATCAGAGGGTAGGTGGATTGACTCTGATAAAATACGATTCTGGAACGGCAAGGCGGAAAAAATTAAGGGGTGGCAAAAGCTAACACAAAACCAGTTCTCTGGCTCTTGTCGTGGTCTTGTGCAGTGGAGAGACAACGATGGCAACGCCCTCATGGCTGTCGGTACACATACACATTTATATATACTTAAGGGTGGTGTGTTGTATGATGTCACTCCAGTCGTCTCGTCAGGCAATCTTAGTAATGCATTTAGTGTAACTAATGGTTCTGCTACCGTAACAGTAGCATCATCCGCACATGGCATGGTGGATGGAAATAGAATTATTCTTGGGGCGGCAAACTTCAACGGTATATCTTGGGCGGCTGGCACAGAGTTTACGATTACTTTTATTAATACGAACTCGTTTAGTATTACAGCCTCTGGCAACGCCACATCAACAGGTTCCTCTGTAGGCGGCACGGTATCGTTTCAGTACCTTTTAAATCCCGGTCAATCTGATTCTGTATTTGATTACGGTTGGGGTGTCGGAACTTGGAACACTGCAAGAAACGGTGGTGGATGGAATGTGCCAGCAAATACCACAGGTCTTGAGGTTGATGCAAGAACTTGGTCGTTTGATATATTCGGTGAAGATTTGGTAGCTTCCGTTATCGGTCATCCGCTTATGACATGGGATGCTTCTGCTGGTGTTGGAACAAGAGCCACACAAATAACAGACTCATCCACAGGCGATAGTGAAACACCAAACACATCAAGAAGCGTTATCGTTTCCACACCAGATAGACATTTAGTTTCTCTTGGTGCAGATGACCCACTGACAGTTAAGTTTGCCAGTCAAGAAACAACGGGAACGTGGACAGCCGCCGCGACAAATACTGCGGGTTCACAAAGGTTGACTGGTGGCTCTAAGATTATTGGTGCAAGAAGAACTCGCGGTCAGATACTGATTTGGACTGACACAAGTCTGCACTCTATGACATTTCGTGGGCCACCGTATACATTTGGCTTTCGTGAATTAGCCACGGGATGTGGGCTTGGTGGACCGCTTGCTTCTGTAGAAGTAGGCGGTATTGTTTATTGGATGGGTATTAACCAGTTCTTCGCCTTTGACGGAACGGTTAGACCACTTATTGGTCCAGTAAACAATTTTGTTTTTGAAGACCTCAATCCTATTCAAGTAGAAAAGGTAGCGGCAGGACTAGACAAGGAACATAGTGAAGTTTTTTGGTTCTATCCAGATGCCTCTAATAACGAGAACAATAGATATGTTAAATATAATTATCGTGAGAATGTCTGGGATGTCGGGACAATGGATAGAACGGCATGGACAGACGCATCAACATTCCCAAACAATACAGGTGCCGCAACTAACGGATATCTATACTCACATGAAATCGGTGAGGATGCAGATGGCGCGGCTATGCAGTCTTATATTGAGTCGGCAGACATGGACATTGGGGACGGCCAAGAGGTTATGTTCGTCACTCGCGCACTGCCTGACATTGAAACAAGCGGAACGGTTGACGTTACCTTCAAAACAAGAAAAGACGCTATGTCCAGTTTTACAACTAAAGGACCATTTCCAGTCACCTCAGCTACGGAAAGAATTAATCCAAGGTTGCGAGGAAGGCAGATGTCTATCAAGGCAGAAAGTAACTCAATCGGCACGGGTTGGCGTCTTGGCTTTACAAGAGTCGATATGCAAGCAGATGGTGAGAGATAATGGCTACGCTACCCAGACCGACTGAAGACTTAAGATACTGGGGTGACGTTCTCATAGATGAACTTGAGAACGAGATAGAGAAGATTAATCAAGCGGCTAACACGGGTGACCCAGATGTTAGCTTTGCTGTAAGTAACTTTACTCAAGATAAAGATTTGAACGCTGGCACTGCAACAACTGCGGACGTTGCTAACGTACTGGCTACGGTAATACAAGCACTTAGAAACAAAGGGATA